CACACATGGCGTATGAGTGGGCACAGCGTATCGGTGACATGCGTATGCTTACTTGGGATAAAATTGACTTTGAAAACAATGTCTTACACTTAGAGCAGTCTAAGCGCAGGGCAGTTGTGCATCTACCTATCTCAGATGACCTGATGGACATACTGAGGCAACAAAATGGGGCATTTGACTGGCAACCGTATGTTGCACCTAACGTCAATGCTAGGACTGACAATGGGTATGCACCCTATGGACTGGAGGTAGTCTCACGTGTCGCAAAGAAAGTTATCATTGAGGCTGGGATTAACCCAGAACTACGACTGGCTGACCTTAGACGCACAGCGACTACAGAAATGGTTGAGGCAGGCGTGGGTATTGCCCAGATCATGCAGGTCACGGGTCACCAGTCACCACAATCAGTAACACCTTACATGAAAAATACCTTGACGGGTGCTACAAATGCGTGTACGCTCCGCTCTGTTCACATGGCAGGTGATACATCTAGTAGGTAAGGCTGTAAAAATGTTTTACACGTTTATGGGAGACTGTATATGTCTAAATTAAGTGATTTTATCGACTCATTAGACTTACCTGTCGATGCAACACACAGATGTGACTGTCCTGTTTGTTATGGTAAGAACACTTTTACTGTGACACGGGACTACACTACTGTTCTGTACAACTGTTACAAGAATAGTTGTGGCATCAGGGGCACACAGCATAAGTTCATAGATGCGAGTACTATCATGGAATTGCAAAGGCTACAAAAACGTAGCTCTGAGAGCCATTCTGAGCAGGATCTATGTACCTATGAGCTTCCTCCCTACCTTACCCCATACACAGAGGTACAAAACCCCATAGATCCTATGTTTTTAGATCGCTATGGCATCAAACACAATGATGTTATGTACGATATCAGACAGGATCGTGTGGTTTTCCCTGTGTACACTGAGAACAATGTACTTGTAGACGCAGTAGGTAGGTCAATGACAGGCAGAACACCCAAGTGGCTACGCTACGCATCATCCCCAATGCCTTATGTTCATGGGGCAGGCGATGTAGCAGTCATAGTTGAGGATGCAATCAGTGCTTATGTCATTGGGGAATGGAAAGAGAGAGAAGTAGTGGGCATCGCATTGTTAGGTACACAACTAACGGACTTCCATCGTACCTACATTAATAAATGGTTTGACAAATTGATTGTTGCATTAGATCCTGACGCACGAGACAAGACAATCAAGATTGCAAGGGAGTTAAACTGCAGGGCATTGAACCTGAGTGATGACTTAAAGTACAAACGAACTGAAGACTTAGATAAATTAACGGAGATGTTATATGCATAGGCGAGGCGGTTACAATGTTCCTTGGACTCAGGAAGAGATCGAGACAACGGTCAAGATGTACAAAGAACACAAGACCAACCATGAAATTGGTATTGAGATTGGTAAGACAGGGGACGCTGTTAAAACTAAGCTAGGTAAATTGCGTAAGCAGTTTGACTTAGCCCCAAGGAATCAATCCCTTCTCAGGAGGGGAACTAAAAGTGCTGTCCCGAAGGGGATGACACCATTTGAGCGTGACTGGCAAGGCTCTGTGCCATTCGGTCACTGGATGATCACGAAGCCATGGAAGAAAGCATCATGAGTAAAGTACCCTACGTTGAGAGGCCATTGTTGTGGCAGGGTGATGGCATTGGATTAACTGGTGAGTGCGCTTACTTGTGGGCTTTGTTCCTTGCGAACGAAGCTGACATGGCGGATGACACCTTTGGGTATTCCAAATGGAAGTCGATGGCTGATGACCTCGCACCTAAGCAGGGCAAGCCTGTGCCTGCCGCTGTGTACTACTACGATCTAGAAGAAGCGATAAAGAAGTACAACGTACCTGAGTATGTGTACCCCGGCAGTGATCCACAGGAATGAACAAAATCAGTGAGTTCTGGGTAACCAGTTACAGAAGTGATCGCAAAGCCTTCTGGCTTGAACTGGTAGGCTTCGTGTTCACAGTAGCGGCAAGCATGTACCTAGCAATCAATGCGAGTGCGCCTGACATGAGGGTGGTGTACCCAGTTTCTTTTGTAGGTGTGATTGCACAAGTGTATGCTAGCTACCGTAGAGGTGCGGCATGGGTCTTGTTATTGACATCGTACTTCGTGTGCATTAACGTGTTCGGCTTTGGCCGTGCAATGGGCTGGTATTAAAGGAGAGTGTAATGAACCTAATTGATTTCTTGAGTGAGATTGAAGTTGATGAACACAATTTGCGAGATACACTGAGTGATTTGTCAGACAGCATACTCGTTGCTGAGTTACGCAAGTATCGTCAGAATAGAATAGATGAATACCTGTCAGTAAAGGATGGTGTATCTATAAACGCATATGTAGTAGGTGATCTTGAACAAGATGCATTTGAGATTAGCAGACGCATTGAAGCGATTGATATGATCTTAGATGAATACACTGTAGACCATGAGCCATTCGACTTTGAATCAGTTGAGTGGTGGGATGATAAGGAGGGACTCAATGAGTAAGCACTGGCGCGACTCAATGAATGAACGCAATCAGGACTGGATCAACAGTCGTGAGAAGCCAAAAGAAATTGTAACTAAAGTCTCCAATCAAAAGTATCGTGATGGGTGGGACAGAATCTTTGGAGATAAGAATGGAACTGGCACTACTAAAGAGCCTACTAAATAAAGAATTCTACGACGAGTTCAAAGGTGATAAATGCCCACACAAATTATTCAGTAAGGATCTGAGTAAGATCAAAACACTGATTGACTCGGCTATGGATAAGTATCGCCGTGACCTCACAGTCAATGAGATAGAGGGACTGTTCTTTGCTTCTGATCCCTCACTAACCACTGCACAGATAGATGTCTTCAAAGGTGTGTTCGCCAAAATGCGGCATGAATCCTCCATCGGCAAAGATGTAGCCAGTGATATTTTATCTAAACTTTTTCAGCAGTACCTTGGCGAGGAAGTTGCGAACATTGGCTTTAACTTAGTCAATGGTACGCAGACATCCATGGAGCCACTACGCAGGCTCGTGAGTAACTACCGTGATGATTTCCTACCCGACTTAAACATTGAGTGGGATGACTTGGAGATTGAGACATTGCTTGAGAAGAATGATCTAGAGACACGTTGGCATTTCAACTTACCTACACTCGCACAGCACGTTGAGGGTGTGAATGCAGGACACTTGATCGTGGGTGGTGCTCGTCCCAACACAGGTAAAACATCTTTCCATGCGTCACTCATCGCTGGCCCTAATGGTTTTGCACAGCAGGGTGCTAACTGTGTGATCCTCTGTAATGAAGAAGCTACCCATCGGGTTGGAGCACGTTACCTGACAGCCGCTAGTGGCATGACAATGCGGGAGATACGTGACAATCCACGTGAGGCACATCACCGCTGGTCTAAGTTAAAGAGTAACATCCACATCAAGGATGCTACTGGGCAGTCCATGCATTGGGTTGAGTTAGTATGCAAGACGTATAACCCTGACATCGTGGTGTTAGACATGGGTGATAAGTTTGCACCTGATCAATCTCATGAGGGATTGAAGCTGTGTGCTATCCATGCGAGACAGATAGCCAAGGAGTATGGCTGTGCAATCTTCTACATGTCACAGCTAAGTGCTGAGGCTGAGGGACGTACCAATCTCAATCAGTCGATGATGGAAGGTAGTAAGACCGGCAAGGCTAGTGAGGCTGACCTGATGCTGTTGATTGCGAAAGATCCTCCAGTCGAAGGTGTTGAAGATGATGGGTACACTCGTCACATTAACGTAGCTAAGAATAAGTTAAGTGGGTGGCATGGACGCATCACCTGTAACTTAAACTACTACATCGGACGGTATGAAGTGTGAGCCATGATCAACTGGAGATGTTTGACAAGTTCTTTGCATATGATGGTGAAGATGCCATCGTGTGTAAGAAGTGTGGTGTTGCCCAACCTCCAGAGAACTTTCAACACATGGAGTCTGGTGAGATCAAACGTAAGTGCAAGTCCTGCCAGAAAAAACATAGCCAAGTTGTGTCTAGGTTACGCAAGGAGGTGCCTGATCCTCCTGACGATTATCAATGCCCAATCTGTTTGCAGACATTGCAGGAGATTGGTAAGCATGGTCAGGCAAAATTACAGAAATGGGTGTTGGATCATTGTCACGACACAGACACATTCAGGGGTTGGATTTGCTTTAACTGCAACTCTGGACTAGGATCTCTCAATGATGACATTGAAACAACGAAACGTGCAGTTAGATATTTAGAGGCACATCAGAATGAAATTAGTTCTTGACGTAGAGAACACCGTCACAAAGATTGATGGAAAACTACATTTAGACCCATTTACACCCACAAATTCCCTTGTCATGGTTGGTGTTTATCCTGAAGGTGGGGAGCCAAAGCACTACACATTTGATCACGTAGATTATGATTGCAAGTATGAGTACAGGAAACGTGACTGCGATGAGATACAGGCACTACTTGATCAGACCACATTGTTAATTGCACACAATGCACCACACGACTTGATGTGGATGTGGGAAAGTGGATTCAAATATGACGGTGCTGTGTGGGACACAATGCTTGCTGAGTATGTACTACAACGTGCGCAGAAAGAACCATTGTCGTTGGAAGCTGTTGCTGAACGCAGGGACTTACCTGTGAAGAAGCAGGATACCCTGAAGAACTACATGAAGCAGGGTGTACCCATCAATGAGATTCCATATGAAGAGCTAAAAGAATATCTTTACGCTGACTTAGAGACGACAATGGCGCTGTACTATGATCAGTCCCATGACTTCAGGGAAGATGAGAATCGTGGTTTGATGCCTACTGTCGATCTCACAATGGAGACATGCGTGCTACTCGCAAAGATCTACCGCAATGGATTCACTGTAGATACAGAAGCATTGGAAGATGTGCGTGTCGAATTTGAGACAGAGAAATTATCACTTATTCGTGATTTAAATGAGGCAATAACATCACTTATGGGTGATACTCCGATTAATCTGAATTCACCTGAGCAATTGTCTTGGGTCATCTACTCACGCAAGCCGAAGAACAAAACGCAATGGGCAAACGAAGTTGATCCGTATATGAGTCCTACTGACTTTAAACGATTCATTAATGAGTCAAGTACACCTGTTAGACGTACAAAGGCAGTCAAGTGTTCTGAGTGCAGGGGTAACGGTACGTTCTACAAGAAAAAGAAAGATGGATCTAACTTTAAGAATGCAAGCAAGTGTCCAACATGCGCTGGCAATGGGTACGTGCTGACTGAGTTACCTAAACTTGCAGGTCTGAAGTTCACTCCCCCTACTGTTGGATGGCACAGTGCTAACGGGTTCAGCACAAGTAAATCTAATTTAGAATATCTGGAGCGTGTTGCCCGATCAAAGGAGATGCATGAGGCAGTAGATTTTTTATCTAAAATTCGCAGACTCAGTGCTGTTGATACTTACTTAAATAGTTTTGTCGATGGCATCAGATCTTTTGTCAAGCCTGATGGAAAGCTACACGTTCGACTAACACAGCACATGACTTCTACAGGTAGGTTCTCAGGACGAGATCCAAACATGCAGAACATGCCACGTGGCGGTACATTTCCTGTAAAACGGGTATTCAAGTCCCGATTTGCAGGAGGTAAGATCATGGAGGCTGACTTTGCTCAGCTTGAGTTTCGTGTGGCGGCATTCTTGTCACAAGATAAAGTAGCAATGAAAGAGATTGAGGAGGGATTTGATGTCCATGCGTACACCGCAAAAGTCATTTCGGAAGCGGGTCAGGCAACTACTAGGCAGGAGGCGAAGGCACACACATTCGCTCCACTCTATGGAGCAACAGGATTCGGAAGAAGTCCCTCAGAAGCAGAATACTACGAACACTTCACAGACAAATACAAAGGAATAGCGAAGTGGCATCGCAACTTAGCGACTGAAGTGCTGACGTTCAAGAAGATTACCACACCTAGTGGTAGGCAATTTTCATTCCCTGATGTGAAGCGTAGAAAGAATGGCACGATTACTAACTTCACTGCTGTGAAGAACTATCCTGTACAATCTTTTGCGACGGCTGACATTGTCCCTGCTGTACTTCTTGAGATTGATGACAGGATGCGCAACCTAAAGTCGTGTATTGTGAACAGCGTTCATGACTCAATCGTCATAGACATTCATCCTGATGAAGTGGGGTTGGTACTATCAACTATTGACGAGATCAACAATTCACTGTATTCTATAATATTAGAAAGATTTGATATAGAGTTCAATGTACCCCTTTTACTTGAACCCAAAATTGGTGTAAACTGGCTTGACCAAAAGGAGGTCAAATATGACAACTGAAGTATCACCTATTAATACAGCTAACTTTGCTGACATGGCTCACGCTATGGGCATGGGTGCTGACATGAGCAGTGGCTCATCTAAATCATCCACACTTCCACGCCTACGCATCTGGAACTCTGCTGTCATGGGACAGGTAGAGGTCAATGGCAAGAAGAAGAACATGGAGGTTGTGCCTGAAGGTACATTCCGTCTTCAAATGCCTGACGAGTCGTTCGTGTATGCTGAACAGGCCAATGTTCGCATCTTTGTACAACGCTTTATGAATAAGCGGTTTGACGACAAAAACAATATGTACGTCAAAACAATCATGGGCGAAGATCTTAATAGCGATCTTAAAGATAACGCTGGCACATTCAATTGTGGTAAGCCTGCTGGGTACATCCCTAACTACAGCGACTACTCAAAGGAGCAACAGGCTTTCTTTAAAACAATCAAGCGCACTCGCGTCATCCTTGGTGAAGTCGAGTTAGTCAATCCTGTTGATGCTGAAGGCAACGAAGTTGAAGTTGGCCGTCAGCCATTCATCTGGGAAGTTGACAACGGTGAAGCATTCAAAGCGATGGGTGAGCCATTCGCTCAGCTAGGCCGACAGAAGCGTTTGCCAGTCCAA